TCAGTTAGACATCATCTTCTTTGACGAGGTAGCAGAAAATCTCGACGAAGGGGGTATTTATGGTCTTTATGCCTTATTGAAGGAAATAAAGAAAACTAAAAATATATTTGTTATCACCCATAACAAACATTTGAAAACCTTACTGGATTCGTCCCCAAGGATCACTATAATCAAGGACCAAGGAGAATCTAAAATAATGAGAAAGGTCCGACATGGCGATTGCAAAGCTCAGTGAACTAGGTCAAGAAATATTTGAAACGAGATACGCATATCCAGGAGAGAAGAGCTGGGGAGAACGTGCCAAAATTATAGCTCGTACCATTGCAAGCGCAGAGAAAGACGCAGACAAGGAAAAGGTAGAAAAGAAGTTTTATGAAGCTATTTCCTCTGGGGACTTAATTCCAGGCGGTAGAATCATTTATGGTTCTGGAAGAAATAAAGGATCACAAAATCTTTTAAACTGCTTCGTCATAGTTCCAGAGGACTCAGTTGATTCTATCGGTAAAACAATACAAGATATGTATAAAATTTCTTGTGCTGGCGGGGGCGTTGGTTTTAATGTCTCTAAGATTCGTCCACGAGGAGATGACATTGGGAGCGTTGCAAACTCAGCTCCAGGAGCTGTCTCTGTTCTCAAAATGATTAATGAGGTTGGGGAGCATGTTAGAGCGGGTAAGAACAGACGCACTGCCTTGATGGGCATCCTAAATATTTCCCACCCTGACCTCATTGAATTTCTTCATGTTAAGCTAGATAGAGGGGAGTTAAATAATTTTAATATCTCTGTAGCCATTACCAATAGATTTCTTGAGGCGGTGGAGTTAGATGAAGATTGGTTCTTTTCTTTTAATAATAAAGAGTACCACACATACGATATCCTTAGACATGAAAAAGGAGACGAAGGAGCGGCTGAAGTAATTAAGGTGTCGGGGTTAGACCGAGATGATGCTCTCGATAGGGCCGAAAACTTCTACAAAGTAGATTGGAGGGATACGTTTGAGGCTATTGGGCAGAATGACATTAAAGCATCGGAACTTTGGGATCTTATTTGGAAAAACTCTGTGGAATCTGGCGATCCTGGCGTTTATAATATTGATCTCGCTAATAAGTATACCAATGTATCTTATTTTGAAACGCTAGATGCCACTAATCCCTGCGGAGAGATTTCTCTCCCCTCGTATGGGAATTGTTGCTTAGGAAATATTAATCTATCTAATATGTACGACGAAGATATTGGGGGCGTAGACTGGAAAAAACTCGCCAGATCTGTTAGGACGGGCGTTAGATTTCTAGATAATGTTTTAACTATTAATACTTTTCCCACTGAGGACTGTAAGCTGGTAGGTCACAGATCAAGACGGATCGGCTTGGGTGTCATGGGTCTTCATTATCTTTTAATTAAACTTGGGATAAAGTATGGGAGTGAGAAATGCTTGGAGTTCTTGGATAGGCTTTTCTCCACAATCAGAGACGAGGCATACAAGCAATCCATATATCTAGCACGAGATAAAGCCCCATTCCCAGAGTTCGAGTACAAGAAGTATTTATCTGAAGAGTATTCACGAAATCTTCCTGCTAGAATTAGAATGCTTATTAAGAGATATGGAATTAGAAACGCAGTGCTACTTACGATTCCCCCTACTGGTACAATTTCTATGCTTATGGGGGTATCTAGTGGAATTGAACCCATTTTTTCTGCTATGTATCATAGGAGGTGGAGACATAATAATATTTGGAAAGATAAGTTAGTAGTAGATCCCCTATTTAACCAATACTACAGAGAGAAGCGAGATCTAACTAATTTCGTTGGAGCCTATGACGTTTCTCCCGAGGACCATATCAAGGTTCAGGCTACTATACAACGGTATATCGACAGTTGTATAAGTAAAACTATTAATTTACCTAATACGGCTACTACTGAGGATGTTAAAACTTTTGCTTTGGATTATGCTCCATATCTTAAGGGATTAACCGTTTATAGAGCTGGGAGTTATGGGGAAGAACCTTTAGTTTCTATTCCTCTAACTGATGAAAACATAGCTAAATATATGGTAGAAGAGGACGACAGAGAACAAGTAAATCAATCAGGTGATTCTTGTTCTCTGGCAGGAGGTGAATGTGGGTAAGGATAAAGAAAAGGATGAGGAGTATAGTAGTGAAAAGGAACAGCGGCGACCTCTACCAAAAGAGGGGGAGGAATAATTATGCCTATTTATACATGGTCGTGTGATAACTGTGAGGTTTACTGGGAGCGTGAGTGTAAAATGGGGAAAGCCCCCAAAAGAACCAAATGCCCAGAGTGTAAAAAGCTGGGCTATAGGGAATTTCATGCCCCAGCCTTAAGGTTTGTGGGGGCTGGTTTTTACTGTAATGATTATGGTAAAAACACTATTTCTCATGCTAGCGCAAAGGGAGCGTGTGATGAATTTATTGAGGGAGCAAAAGAGTCCTCAAAGAAAAGAATGGAAACGGGCTTCCAGAATTACAAGGTGTATACTCCTGATTTAGAGGTTTTAGAGGCGAAGGGTGAAATTAAGAAAAGAGGAGGAGAGGATAAAGAATCCATAATACACGACAACGCATCTAAATACAGAGAGGTTGCTAAAACAATATATAAACATTCAGATATAGACCCTGCAAAACAGAAAAAAACCAACGTAGATTTAATGACAACCCCCGACAAAAAAGGATTTGAATAATGTACCCATTCTCCTCTAATGTACAAAGAGGCATAATTTATTTATTAAAAAGTGACCATGATTTCTTCACCCAGATCTCCTCGTTGGTTAAGTCGGAATACTTTGAATACCCCACCCATGCTCGGATCTATGAGGCAGTTGTCACTCATTATGATGAGTATTTATCCATTCCAACAGACGATTTTATCGTAGAAGATATTAGGAAAGATATAGGCGAAGAAGGCAGAATCTCCGATTTCTCAGAGGAGTTGGAGGACATAAATGCTATAGATCCCGAGTCCGTAAACAATAAGGAATATATTTTAGATCTTATTGAAGATTTTGCTAAAAAGGAAGCTCTTAAAGGAGCCATTAAGAATAGTATTCTGCATCTTAAAAGTGAGAACTATGGTGCCATTGAGAGCAACATTAGGGAAGCTCTTACTGTCTCAAGAGAAGTAGATGTGGGACAAAACTATTTTAGTGATATAGCAGATAGATTTAAGAGGCTGTACGAGTTGTCCGAGGACCAAAAGGACTTGTTTAAGACTATGATTCCAACTCTTAACCAAGCCATAGAAGGAGGTCTCCAGAGAAAAGAGATTGGGATGGTGGTAGCACCTCCTGGGGTGGGTAAAAGTCTTTACTTGGCTAACCAATGTGTTCAATCATTAATGGAAAATAGAAAGGTTTTATATATTTCTCTTGAAATGAGTGAAGACAGAGTAGCCCAAAGGCTGGACTCAATAGCATCTCTTATCCCCCAAAGAATAATGAAAACTAATCCTACTTCTCTTTTGAAGGTAAAGGAGAGGTTAAATCTTTTTAAGGAGAAGTTTTCTAATGGAGACTTAGTTATTAAGGAACTTCCTGCGGGAGTAACCAATGTTTCTAATATTAGATCTCTTTTAAATATACTTAGAAACCATGAAAACTTCATCCCAGATGTGATCATAGTAGATTATATTGGTCTTCTTAAAATATCAGATAAAAATATGGCGAAGTACGAAGCAATGGAACAAACAGTGACAGATCTTCGAGGTTTAGCTCAGGAGCATAGTTGCGTGGTCTGGACAGCTACCCAAACAAACCGCCAAGGACGAAATGTCAGATTAATTACGGACTCAGAGTTAGGAGACTCCTACGGTCAGATAAGACCTGTAGATCTTGCTGTGTCCCTAAATCAGAATAGAGAAGAGTATGACGAGGGGATGATGCGTTTATATGCTATGAAAGTTAGAAACGGAAGAGCATTTTTTACGGTTCCCCTCAACGTAAACTATAGTACGCTTAGAATTGAAGAGGGCGAAGAGGATGACGCAGAAGAAGAAATGTAATTTATTAAAAAAGATAGATGGCCTCTACTTTAACGCAGGGTACCGTAAATTTAAGATAACTGTTAAAGATCATCTGGCAGATACTGGTTGTGCTTGCTGGGGGGTTACTGATTTTGATGATTGTACTATTTTTCTTCAATCAACTGCAAACACAGAGACAGCGATAGAGACGGTGCTTCACGAAATAACACATGTTCTTCTGGAAGTATGTGGGTTTGGTGGACACGAGAAAGGAGAGTTAGGAGATAACTGTCCCGAAGGGTATATACCTAACGCAAGCAATGAGTTTTTAACATTGGGCGTTAGTAGAGGGCTTATGTCAGCTCTTGCTTTAAACAAAGAATTATTCGAGCTAATTTTAGAAAGGAAAGAATAACATGAGTTTTATGTCAGTAGATGGTACGAGAAGTGCCACAAAACATGCGGGAGTCCCTGCTGTAGAAACAGCTACATTTAGTTACACCGCTGGGGTTACGGGAGCAACCACGATTGTTAGCTCCCCAGGAGATGGGAGAAAAATTAAACTTCTTTCTTACACTATCTCATTAGGGGACCATGGCACAGCAGAGTTAGCCTCTTCTTCTACAACAATAGTAGCAGGAACATCTCTTACTGGACTTATAACAGCGGACACCAACGCAGCGGCCCCTTTTACTCAGACAGGTTCCCCAATTACGGGAATAGGTACTTGTGTGGTGGGACATAATTTGGTCGTTTCTGGGGCCACTGCGTTAGGCGCAGGTAATGTAACCTACAGTTTAGTTCCGTGATGAAAAAATTAAAGATTTTGTTTGCACTTTTGTTAACTTCGATTATAATGAGTGGGTGCAATGTCACGATTAAACCCGTGAGAAGGCACCAACCAGTACGGATATACACGGTTCCAACAGGTACTGTGTGTTATCCTGTAGTACCTGTTCACCACCATCATTATATTCGGAGACATTGATGCATAACTTAATAGAGGCGTATGAAGTTTTTACTTGGGAAAACTTTACGTTTATCGGAAAACAACTCAGTAAGGTTGATAAGGACAACCTTAGTGGTGAGCTTATGGGGCACCCTGCTGTGTTCCAGCAATGCATGGCCCTTCTTGCCCTTTCAAAAAAGGAGCTTGATGAAGCCAATCACGAACTTACCTACTTAGGCTCCTTCCTTAGAAAGGAAAGTAAAGAAAATACTAAAATAAAATTAACAGCGAAAGATTTGGATGACATTGTATTCACTGATAGTGAATATAGAGAAATGGAAAGAAAGGTTACTGAAGCTACCCATAAGTACCTAATGGTAAAGGGCTTAGTAACTTCATTAGAACATAAGAAGGACATTTTAGTCCAACTATCCGCAAATAATAGATCAGAAACCAAACTTTATAGTTAAATCCTACTTAAACTCGACTATAACATATAAATAACTTTTAACAGGAGAAATAACATGTCAATCGACCTCGAAGCAATCAGGCGCAAACACGCTGAGATCTCAAACCCCAGCCAAGGAGGAGACTCCTCCTTTTTAGACAACTTCCTTCAGATTCAGGAGGGGAACAATGTTGTTCGCATCCTTCCAGGAAAGGACGAGGATACCCCTTTTTACGCTGAAACTAAGATTCATCGAGTAACAGCCAACGATAACAAAATAAGAAACGTACACTGTAGAAAGATCCATGGGGAAAAATGCCCCCTTTGCGATCTTTACTTTAGTCTGTGGAAGACGGGGGTTACTGATGATGAGACCCTTGCTCGACAGATTAAGCCTCGTTCCCGCTACTACATGAATGTTGTAGATAGGGAATCAGCGAAGGTTAAGATCCTTTCTGTTGGGATCATGTTGTTCCAAAAGATTCTTAATACTATTCTGGACGAAGATTATGGTGACATTACAGACCTCTCTGTTGGACACGATTTTAAGATTATCAAGATCATGGAAGGGCAATGGCCTAAGTATGATCAATCTCAACCTCGTCCAAAATCATCGGAAGCAGGTAAATCATCAGAAATAGCAGAGTGGATGGATTCTCTTCATGATGTTCACGGACTTGTGAAGCTTGAAGAATATGATGATGTAGTAAATATTGTAGACGAAATTACTCCCCCGTCTTTGAGGGGAACGGCGTATACAGATACGCCTAATGTTGAGGGTTCTGATGACGAATTCCTCAACAAGATGCAAAGCTAGGAGATTAGTATGTATTTTGCAAGTATTTGGGAAAATTTAGCACTGAGCGAAGCAGTGTGGGGTATTGTAGGCACGGGTCTTGTTTGGTGCCTAGGATTATTTTATAGTTGGTTACGAAAACAAGGAATTGAGAATGTGGCTATCGACGCTCTTCGGGATGGGATTGCCCAGACTGGTGATGAGTTTGTAGCTTTCCGTAAAAGAGCAGCCGCAGATGGCAAGCTCACTGAAGAAGAACGAGAAGAAGCAAAGCAGCTTGCTATTAGTAACGCCCTTGCAATGGCAAAGGGACCAGCGTATAAGCTTTTGGTGAGTTGGGGTATGCCCAAGCTTCAAGGTCTCGTGGCTCGAATAGTTCAAGGAGATAAGAAATGAAGAAGTTTTTGATTGTTAGCCTTATGTTTACTATGCTCAGTCTTGGAGCGTGTGCAGGTATTGGACCCATTGTGGTTGTAGAAGCCGTAGATGATATGGTTGTAGATATTATTCCTGGAGACGCAGCTCCCCAGTTTAATATGCCCTTTTTAGGGGATCTCCATACACATGAATGGTCATGGGCAGACTTTAATATTGTCTTGCCTTGGACTTGGTTTAATGTTGGTCCCGCTATAACAGACAGCAGTGAGGATTAGAATGTGGCGTGGCTCATTGATCTTATCTCGTCTTTATTCAAAGCTATTATACCTACTGTCGTCGCTCAAATCGAAGCTCCCGACACGGGGAAAAAGGCTGATGCTGCTGATCCTATTCTCAGCAAGTCTTTGCATGATAGGGTGCGGAAGCACGAGAGCGATATTCGTGGAGTCGGGATCAATCGCAAGGATTGGACCAGACGTTGAGGGAAAAATTTATGTAAAAGTAGATGGACAGTGGGTTCTAACAGACAAAAACGTAGCTATCCCCGAAGGCTATTATATTGTTCCTCCTAAAAATTTAGACCCATAGAAATTAGTACAACCTTAATTGACCCCATCTATAATAAGGAGGTAGTTTTAAACTACCTCCTTTTTTTATTAGAGAAACAAATGAACAAACTTAAAATCCTTGGTGTTTATGCAAACGAAGGAGGATGTGCTTACTATCGTCTTATCATGCCATTACAAAAACTAGCCCAACTATACCCAGACAAAGTTGAAGTTAAGCTTGTTCAAAATCCCCTACAACTAAATATGGAAACAGGAGAGATGCCAACAGATGATGCACCTTATCCTGATATAGATTGGGCCGATATAGTTCTTATAAATAATATTTCTAACTTTGGTGGCCCCTACACAGCGAGAGTTATAGGAATCTCAAAGCAGAGAGGTAAGTTTGTTCATTTTGATACCGATGATCTCCTTACCGAGTTGTACGAAGGACATAGATTAAAACAAACCTATGAAGAAAAGAATTTATATGAAATAACTAAATGGATGTATTTCAATGCTGACCTCGTTACTGTGACGCAGAAGAAATTTGCTGAGAGAGTTAAGTCTTTTGTAGGAGGAGTTCTCGCAGTTATAAAAAATTCTATTGATTATACTCTTCCTTGTTGGAACATGCAACGAGTAAAGATAAAGGGAGTAAGTAGGGTAGGATGGGCAGGTGGGATTCATCATGAGGAAGACGTTAAAGAGTTTGCTGGGGTACCGTGGTCGGTGAATCAAAAGGTAGGAAAAGAAAAGGTACAGTGGGATTTTTATGGCGCACCTGCACCTCAAGAGAAGGGCAAAGCCAAAGAATGGCAGAACGAGGTGTGGGATAACTATAAAAGGATACTCCTTGGGGGGTTTAAGAAAGCAAATAATTGGTCTATAGGACAAGCTCTTCCCCCAGATAGATATGGCAGTATGTATGCCAACATGGAGTTAGCAATAGCACCACTTCAGATGAATGCGTTTAATGATAGTAAGAGTGAGATTAAGGTAGCTGAGTGTGGGAGATATAAAGTACCCTTGATAGCCTCCAATGTAGGATGTTATGATGAAACTATAGTTAACGGGGAGACAGGGTATTTAATAGATCCCGATGCCCCAAGAAGCCAGTGGGTTAAGATCCTCTCGAAATGTATAAAAAACCCCAAGCACGTTGAGACGATGGGCCGTAATCTACGTCAAATAACGGACGAATACTTCGACATCAATAAGGTGGCAAAGCACAGACTGGAGCTGTATGAGCAGTGCTTTAAGCTCCTGAGTGAGAGGCACAAGGAAGCAACCTATAACAAGGAGTGGTCGTTCAGTGGGAATGGTTAGGATATTATCTGGTTGGTCCAACCCTGGTGGCTCAACCGTTGCGTTCATTAATCTAACTAATTTGCTAAATAAGGCGGGCATTGATGCTATATTCTATGGCCCACATAACTGGCATTTGGATAAGTGCAGATCTGCGAACACCTCTAGATTAGATATAACAGATGAAGAAGATACTCTCATAGCTCACTTTGTTCCCCTAAAAGAAGAAAAAATTCCAATAAAGAAGGTGATCTTCTCTTGCCACGAAACAATATTATTTCCTCTTAAAGAGAAACCCCTTCAATCTGTGGACACTATACACTTTGTCTCCGAGTGGCAAAGAGATTGGCAGGATGTTGATACTCCCTCTGTTGTTATTCCTAATATTGTCGATAAATGTGAGAGAAAAGGTTCACATAAACGAGGGGCTGTGGGTATAATAGGAAGCATTGACAGCCACAAGCAGACGGCCTTGGCAATTCAAGCTGCCTTGGATTCTGAGCCGAAAGGCACCCGAATCCTTATTTTTGGGAGCGTAACCGATGAAGATTATTACCAAGAACAGGTTAGATCTTTAATAAAGAATAATACGAGGGTTAAGATAGTAGGGAAGTATGACGATAAAACAGTTATGTATAACATGATTGATGCTGTTTATCATGCAAGTAGGGCTGAGACTTATGGGTTAGTTAGGCATGAGTGCGAACAGCATGGAATTCCCTTTAACGACCTGTTTGGATCTTCTAAACATTCAGAGTATTGGGAAGAAGATAGGATATTAG